GTACGAGGCATTATTAAACCAATGGGCTTATGAGAATGATTTATTGAAAAAATACCCAGAAAATGAAATAGCACAGATTAGAGAAAAGAGGTTAAATGACGAGTTAGAAGAATTGCGATTAGAAATGGTTTCTAAAAATATTATTTGATTAAGGAGGAAATAAAAACCCGTCTATAATAGACGGGTTTTTGCTTGAAAAACTTTTATCTAGGAATACCGTATACACCTAATACATAAATTGCATCTAGATTAGGGTGACCGTCGCTAAAACTGTGGTCAATAGCATTAGTTAAAACTGTGATGTGCGTATCATCACTAACAGTAATCTTAATTGAAACAGTAACGACCGTGGTAGTAGAGCCTCCCGACATAATTTGCTGACATCCCACATATTTCTTTTTATCATTTCTGAGAGGGAAAATAGGTGTAATACCCTCGTTTGTTTCGACGTATAAAAATCTATAATTTGTTAAACTGTCGTTTAATGTGATAGGTGAGTTTTTACTTGTACCTGTCCACAACGTTACATCTCTATTGACATTATCAGCTTTTGTACTAGCGTTATTTGCTGTTAAAAGTGCGCTGTTAGCTGTCTGTTGTGCACTTTCAGCTTTTTGAGCACCGTCTGTTGCTGTATTCTGAGCATTTTTTACACTCTCTTTTAAACCTGTAACATCTGTCTGTAATGTTGTAATAGCGCTTGTATGTGACTGCACAGTTTTTTCTACTTCGCTAACTCTAGCAATCGCGCTACCTGCATTCTGTGAAGCTGTGGTAGCTTTATCATCTGCACCGTGAATTCCTGCATCAATTTTAGACATGTCAGAGTTATAATCCCCTAAATATGTCGGCTTGTCAGTTCCGATATACTGACTTAAATCATAATAAGTTGTTTTGTTTGTTGAACTCATTTTCATTCCTCCTTAATTTATAATTGTAACGCTGTTTTAGCGTTGCTATCGAAAGTGTAAGCACTTAACGCCTTAGCTTCAAATCCTGTTACAGTCAATAATAAACCGTCAAATTCACTAGCATTTATAGGGTTATTAAAGTGTAGCTGTGCAAGCTGATAGATAACATCTTGATAAAATACATATTCACCAGTAAAAGGATTATGCATGTATAAATTACTGTCCACTCTAAATCTTTTTGCTCCGTATAAATCAAACTCGGTGCAACTAAGTAATAAGTTATCGAACTCTGTGCAAGTTAAATTTAACGAATCAAATTCATTACACGTCAACGCATAATAGCGTAAGTTGTCATACATATCAGATAACGCTTGGTTTAAACTTGTTCGATAACCCTTTACAGGGTTTAATACTTCCATATTGTTTGGCATGTAGTCATTGATGTAATCATAGAGTTTTTTAACTTCTGTATCAATATGAGCTCTTGTCTCATCATTTAAATCATATATTAAAATATTCAATGCACCAATCTTATCAAGAAGTTGTGTTTGCACTTTATTGATTTTTTCATCAAGCTCAGTATCTTTAGCGTTCATATCATCTCGGATATTTTTTTCTACTTCTGTGATATGCTTATATATATCAGTGTTAAGATTGTCTATGTATTTTTTCAATCCTGCAATTTTTTCATCTGTATACTGTTTGTATGCGTCTGTAAAACCGTTAATTGCTTCGATACATTCGTTAACTTTATACCCGATATAACATAAGCACTCGTAATAGCTCTGTTTATTACTGTACACGCTAGGTATATCGCAACAAAGTAAAGGGACTAAAGGCTTTAATTCATTTGTCATGTATTTCACCTCCTTTTTACCAAACTTTCATGAATAAATCGCGACAAGCTTCCACAAGTTCTCTATTGATATTTTGTATCTGCTCGCGATATTCTGCTATTGCTTCGCTTGTTGATTTTCCTCTCAATCCTATCTCTTTTGTGTCTCTGTCTCTTTTGCTGTCCTTGTTGTCGTTTCCTGAATGGTTATTTTTTGCATTAGTTGTAGTGTTATTGATAGTTTCACCTCTACTCATAGTACTTGCGTAATCTTCTGTAGCTACGGTAACTTGTGGGTTATCACTATCAATATTTTGATAATTTTGATTGTTTTTTACTTCGCTTTGTCCTGTATCTGTTGAGTTAGTTGTTGTTTTTTCGTTTCCTTTTTCTGCTTCTGTGATTGTTATATTTACATTTGTAAAAGGGTTATCGTCTTGAATTGCATTATACAGTTTTGTGTAATACGGTATCAATTCATGCATTTTTGCCATAAAAGCAGTTTTCCACATTCCTAGTGTCTCAAAGCCTATATAATTATTCCAATATCTAAGTAAAAAATATGTTTTAAAAGTATATAGGTCTTTCCTATCCTCAGAATAAAACGGAAAATCAAAGTCAAAAAATTTTCCCTGTGTTTTGTCAATGATTCTTTGTACTGATAAGTCCATGCTCCATAGTTCTTGAGATGTGATAAAGCTTTCACAAATTTCTTTAACGGTCGTTGTGTATTTACTCAATCTCGTCACCCTCTTTCCCTTTTTGCATGTACTTGTCGGGCACATATCCGTTTATCATGGTAGGCAATTCACTGTTAAAGTCAACTGTCACATTCAGACCCCATAATTCATTGATAGCTCTCGCGCATCTTCTTCTTAATGACAGACCAATATTTCTGTTTGCTTCAATCTGCCCGTTGTTTCCTGCTGTCTCACCTGTCACAAGTCTTTCACCTTTTTCTACTGGATTGCTTTCATAGCCTAGCGATGTTAATACCTGTGACCATAAATCCCTCAATTCCTGTTCACATTTATCGACGATGTAAGGTGCTCCCATGTTCAGTGCTTTGATGTCTTTCAAGTTCAATGAATCGGAAAGTTTTATAACAGGTAAATAGTTGTCGTACTCTTCACCTACTACTTCAAAGCTTAATTTTTCATTGTCTGAAGAAGAAAGTGCAACAGGCGTACGTTGTGCATACATATTAATGCCTTTTGTTTTCCAAGTATTCGCCATAGCGTCAGCGTACATTAAAGCTTTGTAGTAGTACGGCATTGTTGAGTAGTTGTTCCATAAAATACAACTATTTTCTTTTCCGTATTCCTCTATATAACCGTTAGCTGTGTATACAATTCTATCTTGAGGAATATTATAAATATCGGGCAAACCCGACAATGTAACTTTCATAAAAGCGTATCCTCCGATATCATCTTTGATGAATACACCAAGTCCATTCCAAAAAAGTGTTTGCTCAATATACATAGGCAAAATCTCTTCTGGCAGATTTTTCCATGTGTATCTATTTACAAATATGTCAAAAATATCATAAAAGAATATAGATTTAATTGTTTCAAAATCACTGCATTTCTTTTTGTTGATATTTTTCTCAAAAACCCTTAACGGATTACTCATTTATACTCACCTCCCCATTAGTCGTTGGATAAACTATAATTTCCGATATCATCAGTATGCCATAATGTTACACCGTTGTCAAATATATTTCTCAATTTTTTCAACTGGTCTAAGTCAATGTCACCCGTAAAACCGCAATGTGATGTTTTTACATAGTTCCAATATGAACGGGAACGCAAATAAGGCATTGTAATTTTATTAATCGGATATCCAAATTGGTCGAAAAAACTATCTGCCATTTCTGCAAATTGCCTTTTACAGGACATTTCATAGAAATCAATTCCACATTCTTTGATTCCTGTTAGCACATTTTCTGATAAGGCTTTACCATGTGTAACCCCCGCGTTTCTCGCTCTGTCTGTCTGATTGGCTAACATACCTAGTGTGTCCCAAAAAGCGTTTGTTGTTTTACCAAGACCATTAATCCCTCCCTGTAAACTTCCACCAGCCAAACCTGCTATAGCTTCGCCTGTTCCTATGGTAGCATCTACGGCAGTGTGTACTTGTGATAGAGCTATAGAACTTTTGTTTTGTGCTAACCATGCCCTGTAAGTGTCAGATGAAAAGGAACACATAGGAAATGAAGAGTTAATTAATGCTTCGTTCAGCAAACCATGCGTTAAATCTTCTCGTGTTTTATAATTTTTCGGTGCTGTCAAGACTTGCGGTAACGTTGCAATCGTTCCGTAGCTGTCAAACTCGATTGACTTATCTCTGTTATAACTGTATTCATATCTGTATATGTGTGTATTACCTTGATTGTTGTCAGCCAAACAGAATAACCACGGATAAGAATATAACTTTTTATTTTTTGGCTTATATCCCTCAAAAACGTTATCAGAAATCTGCATAGATGTTATTTTAGGTTTTATCTCTTTTCCGCCTAGAGCAAGTGTACATAATTTTGGTGACATAAACAACCCTATGACTGCATCTTGCGCGCCTTGTTTATTATAATCCTCTAACAATGCGTTTATTCCTTTTAATCCATCTTCGGTGGCGACATCATAATGTCCAATACTACCCCAGCAATATACACCATTTTCCACACGACCCTCAAACCAGCTCTGTTCCGCTGTTCCACGTGTTACAAAAGCGCAACACTCCGTTGGTGTCAAGTCTAATTTTTTATGACGTGATACAATTGTTTCGCCTGTTTCTATGTTTACGGGGGTTAGATTTACTCCTATCCCGTCATCACTTCTTGGAATATGATGATACTCTACAAAGCAAGGTTTTATATTTGCATCGTAAAAGTTATTTTGAAAAACATCTAAAGAAAAATTAATCCTAGTTGTTTTTTCTGATAACCATTCGATTGAATCAATAAAGCAAAAGACCCATTCGTTAGAAATACCGCTATTTTGAAAAGCTAAATAATTGAGATTAAGTGCTTTCATCTCTGTAAACGGTACACGTATATCATAATTTCCTACCTTTATAGGAGCAAGGTGCGACAAATCAACTCCGTTAATGTATTTACGATATTTCTCTAAATGGTTTAACAAATCTTCTTTCGAGTTGTACAGTCTAACGTGTTCATATTCATCAGACCACGGTACTCCACTGTATAACCTCAATTTTGTTTCGGGGTTGCGCGGTGCAACCCCCCCTTGAGATGGTAAATTTATCATAGATAAATACCTCCGTTAAATTTACGCTTTTGTGAAATTTGCTGTTTTTGTGATAGTTTCATTTGGTCTGTAAATCGCTTTCAATACGATAGTTCCTGTCTCGTCAGCTCCTGTGTGTAATAGATGTGTTCCCGGGATAACATATGTCTTAGCCGAAGTAGCTCCACTATCAACTTCCAGTGTTACTAAATTCTGATGGTATGTACCTGTTCCACCTGTTACCGTTACTTCTACTTCCTGTGTCTGTCCTGCTGTATAAGTTCCAGCTGTGACACTAAGTGTCGGCGTATCAACAACTTTATCAGTCGTAAATACTCGGATTGGATAGAACGGACTTGCGCTTACCATTTCTACCTGCGTATACATATAGTTCCATGATAACACATTAGCAAGTCGCTGGTCGGTCATTTCCTTAAACTGGTCTCGCACATTGAAAAATCTTACGTCACAGAGAACCCCCTGTATTGCATCATCAGCAAATTTGTCTACAATTACTGTCTGAACAGATACGTCTGCTTTGTCCATATGGAACGCATACGCTAAAGCATCTACGCTAATCTGAGCATTTACCTCTGGCGTTGTAATCCAAATAAGGTTAGTCGGCAAAGCGTGAGAGGTTGCCCCTGCTGGATTGTTTTCCGGCAACGGAAAACCAAACTCTCCTACCGCTCTTTTAACCTCAATCAATAATTTTTTAGCCGATGCTTCATCTACAATCGCGTCAACGGTTACTGCCGGAAGTACCTCTTTTTCATATCCCACATTAATTAAATCGCGCATAGCGAGATATTCATCCCAGTTTGCACCAGTGATTGCACTCTCCATTTTTGCCATAATCATGTCACGGATTCCATACTCACTAGTAAAAGCTTTTCTAAGGTTGTCATATGTCACCGTGACAGGGTACTGGATTTCAAGATTTATATTATGGAACACGCTCATAATGTAAGACTGATACTGCTGGAATGCATATTTAAAATCTGCCTGCGAATCATAGACATGTCCTTTACACATATTCACGTATGTTTCTTCATGCGTCTCACCGTAACGCATAGGCTCTTTTTTGAACCTTGCTAACGGGTTTCTCCACGCAATACTATCTACGGTCTGCATTCCGATACGGTTAATCAGTGACGGAACGATTTCATTTCTCACAGGGGCAAAATTCAGAATGTTATCATATACACCCTGTAAGTTGTCTGAGACTTCTACAGGTAAATGGTTCTGAACTTCAAAAGAAAGCTCCTGCTTTACAGCTTTTAGAATGTTTTGATTTGTTGCGTCTGCCATTTATAATAGCACCTCCTTATTCTGTCTTACCGTTAAAGTCCAAATCTTCTACGGTAATTTTTTCTTCTTTTTCATCTTTCTTTTCTTCATTGTCTGCATTAGTAGCTGACTCTTTCATACGCTCTTTAAAACGTTTTTTGTACTCGCTTTCAAGTTTCATATACTTGTCTTTCCATTCGCTGTCAGTTTCACCGCTTCTTTCACTCGCATAATTCTGTAAGGTTTCAATAGCATCACCATGTTCTTCGACGTCTGTAATTGCGTCTATTAATTCGTTTAAAGCTTCTTTAAAATCCATATAATAGTCTACCTCCTTATATTTAGTGTCACCCTTTTACAGTTTTTATAGTATCACAAAGGCATAAAAAAGTAAAGTGGCATTTTTATTTTTCTTGTATGAGGATGAATTGGGTACGGTGATAATTTTTGTAAATACGCATACCATTTTAGCGCGTTCTTTTTTCGGTCTTCTTCTTTTTCCACGCCAGCACGCTCGAAATTTTTTAAAAATACTGACGCTAGATAATCAGGCTCTTTTGTGGACTTCCTAAACTCTTCCCATGATATCGGGTATTTCGTTGTTTCAATCCACTGTCCACTTCTAACGGTTTCTTCATCTAGCCAAACACATTGATAGTAACCATCTGTGATATCATATCCGTGAGCATTCGCCCAGTCTGTATAGACTGTTGCTGGTGTCCATTGAACAAGACCGTAACCACCGTTATAGTTTCCCTCTTTTAGCGACTGCCATAACTCTGGGTTAATATTGGATTCTATCTCCATGTTTCCTAGCATTCCAGCTATTGAATTCAACGTGAAATCTTTGAAGAACATTGTACTATAGAACACATAAGCATTATTCTTCATTTCATCTTCTGTTAGATATCGGTTTCCATGAACCCATTCAAGGGTCATTCCTGCACTATCGCCATAGCGATATATTTTAGTCCAAGCTGACGGTTTCGCTATATATGTATTAATGCTGACTTGTTCGGTCAATGGATAACGCCCACTGTGTGCGCCCATGGTAATGCCTCCGTTACCTGCTCCTGCCCCTTGATACACCATTTCAGTATGGCCACTACGCCATACCACGTCCCCAGCTTGCCACGCTTCGTTAATACTGAATTCTTTAAAACCTGCTTGTAATAAATAACCTTCTTCTGTTCTTGTCGTAAACCATGGGTTCACTGAGAAAAATCCTGCTTCTGTTAACGCTTTTGAGATAAAAGAGCTACAATCATAATAAGTAATGCCGTTCACAGTCTGCCCCCTTCGGTATTGCTGTGAATAACCAATATTGGGTGCATTGCAAGCATTGACCGCCCACTGATAGGCTACATTGATATTTGGCATTTTTTACTGTCCTCCTTAAAATGTTTCACGTGAAACATTTTTTGTTCCACGTGAATAAAAACTAAATCATGTATAACATATCTTTCGCGTAAACGAATTTAGTTCCGCAAGCACGTGCAAGACCTCCGCCAAATGTTCCAGGACATTCGACGCCGTTCGGGTCTTTGCCTTGTAACAAGCATAAGATTTCAAGAGCTGTGACAAGAAACTGTGTTTCACCACGTTTCACATAATGCTTTCCTGCTTTTGCTAAAGTCTTTCTTCCGATAATACCATCTTCTACAAGTGTTGGGTTACCGTAGTCTACGTTCATGGCTCTTTGCACTACACGAACCGCCATTCTTTTCGTATTTCTGCCGACAATACCATCGACTGCGATTTTAACACCTGTGAAATTGATAGCGTGCTGTTGACCTAGTGCAATCAGCTCATTTCTTGGTTTTGCGTTAGTTGTTGTACTCTGTGGAACATCGGGGATAGAACTTGAAGTTCCGTAGTCTTTGTATACGTGGTTCACATCACATCGTCCGCTAATGCCATCAACTGTGCCATTACTGGAATACTGCCATATGTCCACATTATCTACACCCAATACATTAGCGTAACGCGCTATCCACAAATCATACCCCCATGTTTCACCAATGCAATTCTCGAACCATGATTTACTAGCATAGATACCAGCCTTATAACCGTTCGTCAGCATCGCATCGCAAAAACGCTTTGCGTTGTGCTTTGCAACGCCTTGCGTTCCTTTTTCCTCACTGTCGAAAAATACAGGGAGACTAGGTGTGTGACCTTGTAACAATCTAAGACAATGTCTAATTTCGCCCTCGATTTTTGAAGTTGTTTTTGCGTAGGAATAGAAATATACACCGTATGGAATTCCCAATCTTTCACATTCACTTACATTTCGATTCCATTGTTTATCATCCTGCGATGTCATATCCTGCCCGTAACCGCAACGGATGATAACATAGTCCACGGCGTTTTTTAACCGTTCAAAATCAATAACCCCGTTATGATATGAAATGTCTACCGCTTTTTTTACTGCCATGTTTAATCCTCCTTTTTCTGTTCAAATGTATCACATATTCTTTGAAGCGCTAACGTGTTGTTATTCAATGCTTCTGTGATGTCTGACATTTCCTGTTTATGCGCTTCATTTAATTTGTCTATGCGTGCGTCGTTTTTATCTTCCCGATACTTCACATACCACATTGACGCAATCGCAACAACTGTAGGTAATCCTACTGTGTTAATAGCTGTCATGACTTCCTGCATATTGTCACCTCCCTTTTTTCTATCATAACACAAATAAATTTGTTTGTAAATAAAAAATGTTTCACGTGAAACATTATCCACGTGAAACATATTGTACGTTACAAGATAATCAAATCAAAGGGAACGCAAGACCAAAAATTGATATCAGACTACTTGTCTATGTGCGTGTATATCAATTACAATGTTTGTATTATCTTGGGTACAATATTATAATAGCACACATACTTCAAAATGTCAATGTTTCACGTGAAACATTAAAAAGATATTACATCAAATATCATGTTCTTACATTCCAAATTTTCAAATAAAAGTAACCCTCTATTGAAATATTCTCGTAACATCGTTACAATATAATGGGTTGAGTTTACACGTATTGCCGTGTTATCAATAACATCGTTTTTTGTAAAGCATATCCTTACTGGAAAACTGTTATCAGCACCAGTTGATATATACATATAAGTATCGTATCTTCTCACGTTATACATTTTTTCATTAAATCTAATTGTACAAATATATCGCGATTGACCGCTAGGTTTACCTATTAAGCAATCATTGTCATTCAAATATTTATTTTCACTCGCGTATTCATTATAACTTGCGCCTTGAAATGCCCTAGCTATACCGCTTTCTTTATATGCGGTTGAAGCGTTTTTATTATAAGTTCTTTCAAATACCCAACCGTCACCACGTAAAAATTTGGTGTTATATTTTAACATTTTATTTATCCCAAAAACGCTATAATAAGGGTTCAATAATGATACGGTATTGGACGCCATATATAGCATAACTCTTCTATGTTGCTTTCCGTGTCCAGCACTAATAGTTGTTAGAAGTGATAAAAGCTTATTTACTTCGTTTGGCAAATAAACATTATCTTCGTCTTGATATTCATCAAAAAATACAGAACGAATATTTACAAATAATCCACGCATTTTTTTATATTTTCTTGCAACAGATAAAGCTAAACAATATCCGCATGGTTCTTCATTCAGATATAATTGTATCAATGACCCATTCATCAAACTTTTTTCAGTCATTACATACCCATTAAATTTTTCAGATATATCACCAAAATATGTTTCAGCACAGTTTTTCATATCAACTACATTTCGATATAGATAGATAAACTGGTTTTCGGGTCTGTATTTATCCTTTAAAAAATCAGAAACTTGTCTACACTTGATTGAATAGCTTTTACCTGCCGTTCTATTGCCGTCAACAATATAAATGTCGGGCGTTTCTCCGTTTTTATCTTTTAAAGTTAATAATCTATCGCAATGATAATAACCATCATTTTTCATTTCAATACCTCCTTAATGTTTCACGTGAAACATTTATTTTTAAAAAAGGAGTGGCGTACAGCCACTCCAATTTAGAAGAAGAGAACATAAAATGGTATTCTCACGGCATCATGTTATAAATTTGATACGTCTAAGGTACAATTAATATAATCGCGTCCTGCTTTTGTCTTTCCGCTAATTTTAACGATAGAAAACTTTTCACCGTCCATCACGTTTTCAATATCTTTCAAAGACTGTCTAAACGTTGCGGACTGTCCAGAATATACTTTCTTGTCTGGCGTAATAATGCTTACAATCTCCTGCACATCACCGTTATCTTTAATGTCATCAAAGATAATATATCCGTCAACTGGGATTGATTCGCCATCAACGATATTTTTTAATGGCTCAATGTCAGGTGCTATGGTCATCAAATATTTTTCTACCTTTGTAAACTCTCTACTCATTTCTTTAATCTCTACCATATTAATTTCCTCCTATTTTTTCCTGCTAATCTTCCTTTTTCATTTCCTGCAATTCTGCTTCAGTGACAATTTTTTCGCTCTTGACATCTGAATTGAGTAAGAACTGTTCATCAGTCATGACACGTTTCTCTAATTTGAATTTAATATCCAAAATAGAAACGATATCCCCTTTGTAATGCTTTTCAATCAAGATTTCCGCTTTTTCTCTTGTCTTACAATTTGCTAATTTCTCGTCAAAGCAATCTTTCTTGATTTCACCTGTCTCCTTGTCTTTGTAGATTCTTTTAACATATACCTCTGCCGTTACTAATGTCCTTGTAAACATCTTTTTTCCTCCTTTTTTCTGTTTTCGTGAGTGTGAATGTAATGTAATATGTTTTATTTATTACATTATTATAATAGCACAACGACTAAATATAGTCAAGTATTATATTATAATTTTTATCTTTTTGTTCGTGTATATTGAAGTCTTTATTTCTTAATACAATACCTCCTTTTACGCGCTCTGCTTTCAAATTACAAGTTTCCATACTAAGACCTGTAGATAATTCAGAAATATCTCTACCATCTTCGATAAATTTTCTTTTGGCTTGACTACTCATACCGCAAGCTTTAATATCAAGATAAGGCTCACATGGTATATGATTCTCTTCAATAATATATTCAGCGTATGTCTTTTGCCGCTCATAATATGCAAAATCAAATTTACTTTCGCATTTCCAACAGCAAAAATCACTAGAGTGTTCCACAACCATTTCTGCTTTTTCTGTGCCTATAATATGTATCGAATCCGTATCAGCGTAACAAAATCGGTCATAATTTGCCATAGCATGACGTATAGTATAATTCATAGCATAAGAAGTAATAGCACTACCAATTGGAATATACCCGACTTTCTTTTCATGTTCCTCATGTAGTGTAAATCTTATAACACCATCACTATCAAGATAAGGCTCTTTATATGATGAATTGTCAGACATAGCAAATTTACCGTATAAGTTGTTCAAAAATAGTTTCGCTTTCTGCCTTTTAAAACCTTTTGAGGTTCTTTTTTCTTCTCCGTATTTGTCTATATATTCGTCAAAAAATCCTTGTCTAGCGTAGAAGCATATATAATCATAAATTACCAAATCATAAATATCATAAGTTTCTTGGAACAACTCCCAGTCAGTACAAGTCATAGTTAGAGTGACATTAGTATCATGTATTTGTCCGTCAATATCACGGTAATATCGATAATATTCACCTTTATACCGTACATTAGAAGTGTATAAATTTTCGTTTGATTTGTATAAAGCACTATTTCTAATATGCAACCATGGAAATGCTCCTGCTTTTAACTGAAACCTACAATTGAAGCGAATAAAAAAATATTTATTTGTAGAGTTAATAAGCTCATCGGGTGGTGCTCCTCTGTGATATTCACCATGTCCAAACGGGTATTTATTACCGCTAATGCTATGCATCATAGAAGGGTACAAAGAGTTTACATCATATACTAACCCCTCACCCACTACCATATGCGCGTAACGTGGATTGACGTAGCACCACCCTCCGTGATATGATTTGTGTATATAGTCCCACTGATTCCATACACCTGTAATAGATTCATCTATATAATCTTCTCTAATATCGGGGAATAACTTATCATATTGTTTAGCATCATAAAATCCTTTAAATTCCGATAAACAGCATGACCCTATAGTCAATTTATCGTGCTTTTCATCAAACATCATTTCAAGAGCTTCTTTTAACACTAACACATCATTTTCAATATACTTTTTCTCGTTTTCAGATATATCGCAATAAGCGTATCTCTCGCCCTCATATTCCATGTCTAGCTTTTGGTGCTTTGTCCCAAATGATTTTCCGATATTTTTTAATGAAGAAGGCATAAGCTTTAGTGAGTTCCGTATTTCCAAAAAAGTCTTGTTCCACTTTAATTTAATCCAATACCAAGACCCCATATCAGAGATACAAGTTTGAAAATCTTTCGACTTCATTTCTTTATCTTTACAATGAACCCAAGTCCAACCCTCTCTAAGTAAAAAATCAACTATAAAAGACCCGTCAAAAGCTAAATTATGAAAATACAATATATTATTTCCTTTCATTGTTAAAAATCTATCTAAAAAGTCTCTTATAGAATGTGTTATTGTCACGGTTTCGGATTCGTCATATAAAGCCACGTCAGCACCTGCCCATACTTCTGTGCTATCTTGTTTTTTATGCTTTTCTTGCTCTACTTTTTTACCCCATACGGTCGTTTCAAAATCACACGCCCAAAAAGTAATATTCTTTTTACGTGGCATTATATCCACCTCTTTTTATTCTTTTTCTATAACAATATCTTGCTCTTGCAAAAATTCTTGAAAATCTTCTGTTGTACTAATAACGCCCATTCTACGCAAAATGTTCCAAAATACAGCGTCAACCGTAGCTTTGTCCATGTACGGCTCTGTTGGAAATGCTTCGGGTTCTTTAGAGTATGTATAGGAAAATAACGCCCTTTCTTTATCCGATGCATTACTCAATAAAGCATCTGTTTTTTCTCTTAACCAGTTAGCTGTTTTTGGCGCAAAGCTTTCTAAAGAATCATACCAAGAATCTATAATTGCTTCATAATCTAATACAGGCGTTGCTATATTTACCTTGATACCTGTCTTTTGTAGTGCTTTTAATTCTTCTACAGTGGAATAACCGTTAACTCTTGCATAATCTTGCTCTTGAGGTGTTAACTTTATAAATACTCTATTTCTTTCAAGCGCGTGCTTTCTTCCATATTCCTTTGGCGTTATCTTTTCTCCTGTAAGCATATCAACAACAGACGCGTTCTCACGTATTTTTTTAGCTTTCTGTATTTTCAATACTTCAATAGACTCTTGAGTAGGATTCTTGACACGTTTAATAATTTTTACTTGTACACCTTGTTTTTGCTGATTTCTAACACGTGCAAGATAGTTGGTGTACTCTTTAGAATATAACTGTTGAATAATTTGCTTCTTTGTTTGTTTCTTTTTTATACGCTTATTTGCCATCTTTTAGTCACTCTCCTTTTGTACCTTTCTTAATAATAAACCATGCGGAACGCGAGTATATTCAACGCTATCCCCTGGATGAATGTCTAAATCTCGTATTGCTTCTTTTGGTATCATGACACGGGCAGTGTAACCGCCTGTTCCACCTTTTGTAAACATTACTTTGTATCGTAATAATTTATTTGTTAATTTTGCCATGTTATTACCTCCTTATAAAAGATTGAATACTTTCCATGTAAACTCTGAAAAGTGTTCTGCTATAAATGATGCAGAAGATAAGAAAAAATATAGCAAAAAGGTTGCCATTATTATGACTGATAATATTCCTAAGAAAGATGATATTTTTTCTAATTTGGTGTACGGTTCTTTTTCTTCTTCCGATATATGTCTTTTTATCCAGTCTATTTCAGATTCGTGCAATGTTTCACGTGAAACATTATCTGAATCGATTTTATGATTTTGAGATGTCTCTATATAGTCTTTATTTCCCTTAGTATCAATGGTATAGGATTCTCCATCAAAACCCACATAAATATTTTTATTGGTATACAAATTTTCTACCCAGTAGGGTTCGTCTACAAATAAGGCTATGTAGTTGTTTAGTGAGTTTTCAGTGTGAAAGTCGTGTATTTCTACACCAAAATCTGTGATATTATGTAATCTGTATTTAATCATTTTTACCTCTCCTTATTTATGCTATAATAACTCTATTTTATCGTTATAATCGTTCCAATAATATAGTTGACCATTACTTGTTACTAAAAAATCTTTATATAATCTCCCTGCTACCTCTTCCAAATTATAACACATACATATATTAGGCTTATCATTAATATTAATTACACCAATCCAGCATAATTCAGCGTTTTCTCTTAAATACTGTATAAATTCTGCTACTGATATACTTTGCATAAATTTTTTAGTATCAAAAATAAAATCTTTCCATGCATCATCATTGTTATTTTTAAACTTCATTTTTATTCCTCCTTAATCAAATAATATTTTTAGAAACC